ATTAACATATGGTCTTGTATCAGGCGGTATAAGTTTATTAGGCGGCTTATTTGGTAGATCATCAGCCAAGAAAGCACAGAACAAAGAGGAAGCATTCCTACAACAGAAGTACGACGAGTACGATCTTCCAATGTGGGAGATGAATAAAGAGAAACTTATAGCTCAGAGAGATGAGATTATAAGAAGTATCGAACTTAAACAAAGAAATGAGAAAGCAAGTGCTAATTTTCAAGATGCAAATAATTTAAGAAATTACCAACATTCTTTAAAAATAAGAGATTTAAAATATCAAAACGATCTAGAACTGAAGAGAAGATCAGACTTCTATACTGACAGATCAATTGAGTCAGCAAGATCTCAACAGCAACAAGAAGAGTTTCAAATACGTCAACAGTATGCCTTTGAGAATGAGGAGAATATTGTTGCTAGTATAATTGCTAAAGGTGAGGCAGCTGTTAAATCACAAACTGGTAAAAGCTCAGCTAAAGCTCTTCAATCTATGCTTGCTGATGAAGGAAGACAGATGGCAATAATGACTGAAAATATTATTAATGCTAGAAATGATGGACGTGCTCGGCTGAATGACTTTCTAATCCAAGCTGAGGCAGGTCGGATGATGAAACCATCAAAAGGTCTTGAGCCATTAAAACCATTGCCAACTCCTACTCAAGACTATGAGTTACCTAGAGGTTTAAGTGCGTTTGATTTTGGACCACAACCTATACCTGGAGTATCTACAACGCAAGTCCCAAGTATGTTTGGAACTATGGCAAATGCAGCTGCTGCTGGTGTTTCAGCGTTTGCTAATAACTACTCAGGTACAGATACAGGTGGGTACGGAGGGAATACTTATGGTGGGACAACAGGCGTTGATTCTGCTGGTATGAAAACTTGGTCTTATGATCCATAACTAATAACTAACAATGGGAAAAGTAAAATTCGCTCCTCCAAGGGGGAAGGGTTATAGCAACATTCCTAATGCTCAGTTCATGATTTCACAACTTGAAAAAAGGTTGGATGAACAAGAACGAGATGAGGAAAAACAATTATCAGAAATAAAAGCTAGAGATGCAAAAGCCGAGGCTCAGCAACTTGAATTACAACGAAATCAAGAAGCTAATCTCAAGCAAATAAATATGGAAGATAGCATTCATAAAACAAAGTCGAATGCTATGACTACTAGGATCAATCAAGAGGTTAAGAACTTTGAAGCAGAGAAACAAGGAATACTAGCTAAAACAGGTCTTCAAGAAGTTCTTGAATTTGCGCCTGCCGCTGTTAAGGCTTTTAAAACGATTAAAGATAAAGACTGGTCAGCGACAATGGAGGGTTCTTATAACTACCATATGACGCATGGTCTTACAGAAGATCAAAAGATTAGATTAGAGTTAATCGAAGATGCTAACTGGGAACAAGGCAAAGGCTTTGATCTTATTGCAGATAATATGCAAGCTGCAGGCTACCAGCCTAAAGAAGTTCAGTGGGTTAGAGGAAAAAATAAAGCAGCTGACTATGGACGTTTAAAAGCCTATGGAAACCTAGCTTTAAAAGATCTTGTATCTACTGCAAAGCAGCAGATGATTGAAAGGGGGATAACCTCAGCTGTTGAACAGAAAGCATTTATGAAAGATTTTGAGATTCAATATCTCAAAGCTCATAACTTATATGATCCTGAAAAGAAAAAGGCAATTAGTGCAGATTTCCTTGCAGAAGGTCTGGAGACAGTAGCAGAACAGAAGAGGATACTTTTTAATAGAACTGAAAATATAGAAGCTTATAATGCAGCTGATCAAAGGAAAAAAGGTGATTTACTACAAGTTCAAAATAACTTAAATTCAACAATTATTGACTATGATCTTGCAGGTGAGTCAATTAATAACTTATATCAGTCTCATCTAAGAAGTTGGGATAGAAGCACTAATGATGTTATGACTCCTCAAGAAGCTAGGGATGCTGTAATCTCTGATCTTGAAGACGTTATTAAGTTTCCCAATGATGCTCATGTAGAGGCTGCCTTAAGAAAAGCACAAGGTAGTGATAATTTCTATACACAACAAATACCAGTACTACTAAAAAAGAGAGCTGATAAAAGAGTAGCGATAAAAGCAAATGAAGAAGCAGCTAATAAGGTTAGATTTGATAATGATGTAAAAGACTTGGATAAGTATTTAACACCTACTGCTGAAGATATAAAAAACAAGACAGGTTATGATGGTAGTTATGCTTCAGCAAAAAATTCAGTAGATGCTTTACTAAAACTTCATCCTAATCGTGCTGCTGATATACAAGACCACTTCGGTAAGCACCTAGAGAATACTCCTATAGGTAGACAAGATGGAGATGCTATTGTAGGTCATTACAACAACCTAAGAGATAACTATAGATTAAAAACTGAAGATATAAATTCTCATGATACTCCAGCTGAATTTAAAACCTTAAGTATGCGTATGGAGGTGGCTAGGCAGGAGAAACTATTTGAGATGGCTGACATAACAAATAGAGTTATGCCTGGATATAAGAAAGCACTAAGGAATGCTTTGGTTGGGGATGACTTAGATAAAGGTTTAGATCCTAGTTATGACACAGCTTTATATCATGCAGAGTCAAGGTTCAGAGCAGAGTATGCAAAGACAGAAGATTTCCAAGCATCCTACGATAAAATCTTAACGGAAATTCAAGACGGTACTGGGGATTTCACTGTAACTGGACATGGAGAAAAGGGTAATAAAGATGCTGGTTCATACTTTGAATCTTTCTCACCTACTTCTCAAAAGAACACTAAGAGACATGCTCAGGA